GGCCATTGCTTACCCAGGAGTGAAATTCTTAGAAATGATAGAACCTGAACCGAACGAATATTTAGAGCAAGTTGTTACAGATACTTGGCACATCAAGCAGACTTCCACAGCTGGCATAATCTTTGACGGCGGAATAAGTAGATATCTACCACCGCTATTTGGCACAGAAGCATTATATAAGGGTGAAACTAGGGATAAAGATGCAGAGTTTTCTTCTATCAATGAAGCACTTATGATCAAGCTAATCAGCATAACAAAGTGGGCAATCTATCGATCTGATCCAATCAACTATGAGAAGAATATCAGGGAGCCTACAAATCTCTCTAATTGTGCAGATATGTGTTTGGCAACGCTAGGATTTGATTGTTTTGAGAGATATAAGTCACACGTCCCGCTGTGTGCAAGGAGTGAAGTTATGCACCGCATTCCGATATTAGATAGTAAACCTGTAGCATCAGTGCGCTCACTACCAAGCTTCACTACCAAATTCAGGACTACCTGGAACACTAGAGAAATGCAGAGATTGAATTTAGCGGATTCAAACTTACATTTTTCATTGTTTGAACTGAGAATTATACTGTCTGAGGCCATTAATATGAGCATAAATGAAATCTATAAGTTCAGTTCAGATTGGAGAGTGAAACCGAGTGTATTAGTCCGTGATGTCCAATTCTCATATGTGTCACTTAAGCCAAAATGTTTTTTGAGCAGGTATAAGTCTATTTCACTAGTGAACGTTGTTGAAGAGCGACCGACAAGGATCAGATGGCTTTCCGATAACCTCTCTGCCATAGAGGCAGGTGACTTACGCCCAGTAGTCCCGAAACTAGTGCTAACAGATCAGATTGAGATCCTGACGGATAATGTAGGAGCATCCTTGATCATAGAGCACAGCAAGAAGTTGTTCAGGTCTAGTATGTGGGACTTATCTCGCATCTGGTCTGAGTCTACATGGGCGGTGTTCTTGGATAAACACAATGACCTGCTTAAGAAAGATGGCTTTAATACAGTTGAACAAATAGTGAGCTATCTTCGCAACAGATATTCACAGGCAGTGAGGGATCACAAGAAATCCATAGGAGATATGCGAGATGACCTTCAGGCAAGATACTTCAAAGCTGAATATTTGAAAGAGTTCACTGAAGGGGATGATGCATACAAACGTTGTCTAGAACAAGTCGATAGAATTACTTCTGCATTGAAGATGAATGGCCTATTGCCCTCAAATAACAAGGCAACCATAATGGCAGACATGAACATATTGCATCGTGAAAAATATGAATTGTTGAATGCTGCAGTACGAAATTATGTAGTGAGCAACTGCATAGTCATCAGAAAGTCGAAGACAGGTTATGATATAGATCTACCGGCTACTTATTCTATCATCGAGAAAGCAATCTATGATCCCAATTTATTCGATGAGAACAGAAATAATGAAGTGCTATTATTCAACTTGCTGACTAGCCAAATGGGAAAAGAGGACGTCGTAAGAGCATGTACTGAGGTGTCAGAGTTATTTGCTGCATATGCTGGAGAGTATAATAAAGTCATCGAGATATCTGAGAGTAGTATAGTTAAGACTCTAAAAGAGAATCCTATTCTGCCAGAGTCGATTGACAGGGATATTGAGCATTATCACCCAGTGAGGTCATTCTCATTAAACTTGCAGGGCGCACTTATTGACCCAACTACCCTTGATTTGATCAGCCTAACTTACAAAGTGTCTCATAACTGTGGGGATATCAGCATCTTTGAATCACCACTTGGGTCAGACACATACACCGTGATGAATAGCATATGCAAGCTACTTAAGAGCAGTCTAATAAAGCCAGAAGAATACCATATAGTAGATCTTACTGCTGGTCGAGGAGAAACCTGCTTAGCATTCCTGGATAATAGTTATAGAGTCACTGCGTATGGAAGGCTCGATGAATATACCAGTGTAGTCTCTGTCAGCGGCATAATCATGGAGGAATCATATGACTTGCTGGACGTTAAGACCATGGTATCCTTAGATGCAAAGATGAAGGCCTGTTTAGATACCAAAGGTCACGATAAGCAGTCTAAGATATTTGCAATCATAGACCTCTCTTATGTCAAAGAAGATCATAAAGCATTCTGTGATCTTGTCTTCAATGTCTTGAATTCAAGTGATTATCTATTATGCAGATTCGATGATAAATTTGTGAAGTCCCTACAGCTAGCTCCCCATGAATCTCTATCGAGGATTACCTCTCAGCTGCTAGTAACAGGTAATGCATACTCACAATCACCTGCGAATTACATCTTGATGCGAAAAGCTGAGGGTGCAGCAGTCGATGTGGCCTTAGACAACTCTAACGACGTGTGGCAGAGGTACCTTCTTGGGAAATGTGTATGGC